CCCCCCTCCAGGAGTGAGGCCCCGGGAGCGCTTACGCCACCGGCACATCACTACTGGCCGTATCGAGCCTGCACGGTGTCCCACCACAGGGTGTCGCACCTAGCACCACGATATTCCTGACTAGTTTCCAATTAGAACTTCTCTTTGATCCGTCTCAGCCAAGAAACGCATATACTCATTCGGTGTTTTTCTAATTAGCCATTCCCCGACCTCATCAAGTGGCGCGTCGCATCTGCTGTCAAGGACCAGGTCCGTACCATACCTATACACCCTGCCTTCACTGTCTTTCCTCGGGAGCCGGAGACTCAATATTGTCCTACGCGAAGGTGGTCTTGCCCCTCTTATGACTTCAACGAAGTTGCTGATGGCCAATGGATCCTCAGATCCGAAGAACCTTCGCGCGAATGGCTTTACTATTGCCTCAACCTTCGCATCACTCACGACAAAGTCAAGCGGGAACTCAATACTTTCATCAAGCCTTGCAAGCGCGTCATACATCGCGGCATCGGTACCAAGCAGATCAACCATTAGCGCACGTAAATAAAGCTTGTTATAGACCGGCTCGTCGTGAGGTCTCCCCCCAATCTTGGAAAAGATCGAGGTATGCGAGCGGGTTATAGCCAGGCCTCTCGGGGTAGAAATCACGCTACGTGAGCAAAACCGGACACGGCCAAGTTTGTCAGAGACATCGGTTTCGTCGATCTTCAACCTCATGCCATAGACCGCTAAATGTTCAGCGTGCTTGCTGACGTCGTAGGATAACCCAAAGGTTGCGAACAGCGATTCAAAGATGAGCTGGTTGTCACCATATGAAATCAAGCTGTCGGCAGCAACAGCCGCGACCTCATCAACATCAAGGTCGTCCAAGTCGTTACCAGCATCCATCCACATCTTTGCCAGCAGTGACAAGGCAAGTATGTCGTTTCCAATTGTATTGAGTAATGAGGTGTAAAACGATCCCGAGGGCATACAGCCAAATAGCTCAACAAAATATCCGGACGGATGCTCAACAATCTTCGACATAAGTTGCCGTCGCGCAATTCTGCACATGATCTTCCGCGCCGCACGCGCATGAGAATCGAGGTCTGACTTATCGACTATGCTCTCGAGTGAGTCAAACGCCAACCCCAGGAGGAACTCGGGCATATTGGCGTCCCACTTAGCTATGTCACTCATAATTGCGCGATGTGACAGTTTTGTCGTTCCTGGAATCAAATGCTTCATAACCTTGTCTAGTAGCTTATGCGCACGTCCGCGGCTGGGTCCAAAACCCGGGCCGTGAGTTGGATCAAGCTCCTGGAGCTTGTGGGAAGCGTCAGAATGGAGATAGGCGCCAGTCTTGTAGTTGTTTGGTGATGGACTGAAGATAAAACGCGGGACGGGCTCCTCTCGCTTGCCGTTGACAACCTTGGCTTGCTTGAGCTCTGTCTTACCGAACGACAACACAGGCTGCTGAGAAAAGTACACCCAGCTAGGCATTGGACGTCCATGGGCATGGGAGTAACCAGCCTTGTACATGCGCTTGAGGTCTTGCGACAGTGTCTCAATGAGTCGAGGATCCTTTCGGCTGTGCACGCCATGCTCAGCATATTCACTTGCCGTGCCTGGGTTCATGAGCTCGGCTAAATTGTCGGGTTCGGTGTCAATGTATGTGCGCGCTTTCACACTAATACCCTTGCTCCTCCAGATACTCTCCATTACTCTTGCCGCCCAGCGTGCTGCTTTCTCATCGCGCTCAGGCACGTTGATAGTACGCTCATGAACGTACTCTAGAAATCTCGGATGGAGGGTATCGGGATCATGGACCGTGTACGACCCAAGCTCGAGGGCCTCCTGAACATGTCGTTTATACACCTGATCAACCACGGGCTGCCCAGTGCTAGGGTCCGTGCCCAGGGATGCGAGTTGATTGGCCATCACCAGCCCGGAGGGCTTCAGAGGCCTTGAGAGCTGTGGACCGGAGGCACCAAAGCCGAGGGGGCGATTGCGCTGAAGAGTATAGATCCGGAACGACGGATTCTTGAGAGCGGAGGCCAGTTCAACGGCCTTGTCAAGCCTATGCGAATCACGCCTCATTTGCTTGGCTTTCACCTCGACATCATCAGGGGTGTCCATGACACGCAGTTGCTCAAGCTTCTCCCGCTCGGAGCCACTAACACGGGTCAGATCAGCCCTGACTGTTCTCACCGAGACGACGGGAACCCCTTGATCGGCAACGTGCCTCACAGTAATCACTCCACACCCAGGCCCCCCAGCCCCCGGAAGAGAAAACTTGACATCTCTCGTTTCGGCAGTATTGCGCGCGAAACGTCTCAGCATACGATTCACCTGGCGCTCAGCAAACTCAACTGGCACGGGCCGGTTGCTACGCTCTTTAACGACGCCAGGGGAAAACGCTGGTGGCGCGGGCCTGCGCTCCGTTGCGAGTGACGTCATTAGGAATGCTAGTCGGAGTTAAGGTTTATTATCC